CGGAAGGGATGGTGATACTTGTCGATCCCCAAGTGGAAGCAATCAACGGACAACTAGTTGTAGCGAAACTTGACGGTGACAATGAAGCTACATTCAAAAAGCTTGTTATCGATGCCGGTCAAAGATTTCTCAAACCCCTGAATCCCCAATACCCAATAATCCCAATCAATGGCAACTGCCGTATTATAGGTGTTGTGGTCGACGCAAAAATCACCAATCTCCCGTAAATTGGCCGCGAAAGCGGCTTTTTTTTTTGCCTCCAACACCCTCCTTCCAACTAAAAAACCTTGAAAAACAAAACGATGTAAAATAATACACTCAAATACTCCATTTTGTATTGATCTTATTTAATACGTTATGTATTGTTTATGCATTGGCGGATTAATGGAGTGCAAAAAATGAGTACAGAGAAATTTTTTCAACTTGTAGATATACCCGATTACCGTTTCTCTTCTGATAAAGAGAAATGTCAAAACATTGATTTCGACAAAATTGCTACTGACTGTGATACGAAAACAATCTCTATTTTAGAAGCCATTAATCATATAGGGATTAGCATAATGAGTGAGGTTGAAGAAAAGAGCTTGGATAAAAACAAAATAATAATGCTTTCTGGTGTGATTTCAGACCTCGCAGAATTAGCAATGGCTACCAATAAAATTGCTAACTCAGCAACATATTCCTCCGGTTATAAGGATGCAAAAAATGTCTGATATCACTTTGCAAAAAGCGGCATCAAAGGCTTACCAGGCTGAGATTGTTGCGAGGATGCTTGAGAACTACCCTCATAAACTGACAGACTCAGATGTGGAATCCGTCGCATCACTTTTGGCGGATCTCATTGGACCGGTTGCGGCTTATCTTATTGAGCAAGAGTCGAAAAACCCGGCTTAAAAATTAATTAGTCATTTTAATTACAGGAATAATCCTGGGGATTCCTGCAATCAAATTAAGGGTAACCATGATTAATCGGCAAGCATTTAAAACAGCTCAGTTATTTGTCTCATTCGGTTATTGGTCTATAGCCATGCTTTATTTAAAAAAGGCTTACGGTAAATAAAATGAATAATTTAATTAATACTTATCGACGCAGAATTTTAAAGGCAGCGTTATTACGCCACCAGCGTAAAACGGGCAGTAACTGCCTTGTTATTAAGCTCAATAAAGGCGGTATTAACACGGTCGAGTTAACAGAGATTCTTCTCGATGGATTATTACGAAAATTCGAAAGGCTCGCGATCAGTGAGTACGGGAATGTCGAAGGCGTAATAGCTATCAAGGGAATTTACAGCAGCGCTGTGGATGTTAATGGCAGCGGTGAATTCCTCACAGATAGCGGAAAGGAATTAATCGACGAACTCATTTCTGAGCTGGTTGAGTTCGTCAAAAAACAAAAAGTGGAGGCTCCGAAAACGGAGGGTAATGAAATGGGGGGATCTGGTGGCACTGACAGCGATACGAATTCCTGAGTCAGATTATCTCAACGAGTGCTTTTATTACGAACAAAAAACTGGAGAGTTGTTTTGGAAATATCGTCCATTAAAACACTTTTCATCATCAAGTATGCAAAAACAGTTAAATACAAGGTTTGCAGGAAAACCTGCTGGAGCTTTTATTAAAACCAAAACAGGAGCTTATCGTATCGTGCGGTTAGATGGCGTCATTTACTATTCCCATCGTCTGATATTTAAAATGGTTAATGGTGTTGAACCCGAAGTAGTCGATCACATTGATGGGAACACCACTAATAACAGAATAGAAAACCTGCGTTCATGTACAAACCAAGACAATAGTAAGAATGCGCGTTTATCTAAAACCAACACGTCCGGCCATACAGGGGTGAGCTGGTCACATCAAAAGAAAAAATGGTGGGCAAATATTGTCATAAACGCGAAGCAAATATATCTGGGCTCTTTCACGGATTTCAATAAAGCAGTCGAGGCAAGACGAAACGCAGAAATTAAATATGGATTTCATGATAACCACGGAAAAAACAGAACACGATTCACGGGAGAAACCGGAAATGAACGATAAGCGCACCGTAAGCATGATTGACCTGGCATTACAGAAACACGATACGCCAGTTGGCCCACTGTTCGTGGCAGTACGCCACGGTCGTATCAAAAAATGCTTCACGCGAGATACGGCGATCCGCTATCTGGCTTTCTTCATGACCACCGAGGCTTTTGAGCGTTCAGGTTTTGCGCAGCGTCACCCGCGGGTGCGTATTGATCGCGATGACAGGGAAGTATGGCGAGACGGGGAAACAAAGGCTGAGTATCTGGCCGCCCACCAGCGTTGTGTTCGCCGTCTGCGTCGCATCCTGGCGCGCAAGCGAGAAATGGAGAAATGGTGTGAGAAATGGGACGCGATGCATGACCGATTCGTTAAAGAGGTTGATGCACTGCAGGCCATCAAACCAGCAGGGGTGAAATGATGAAGCCCTTCACTTTCAGCATCATTGTTTCCCTGCTACTGGCGGCCACCGTTATCGGCGCACTGATTGAATATAAATTTTTGGTGAGGTAGCGAGGCGCTCCATGAATAAGCCAGTTTCAGAAATTATTAAGCGTTGGACCCGTCTGGCAACGGAGGCCAAGCAGCTGGGGCTCACCACCATCCCTGTCGACCCGGAAAACATGCTGATGGTCGTGGGAGATCTGCCAGCCAGTGAAGACTATCAGGCTGCAATCGATTTTTTGCGCAAGAGAGCGGCCAGCGAACTTGATGGCGGTTTTAGAGCGCACCACAACGCACTTATCTATGCGGCAAATGAACTGGAAAATGCCCAGGCATTCGGGCGGGAGGTCGGTCATGAGTCTTGATTGCGTACCACTTTCAACCTACTGCCGGGACGCCGGAGAAACGGTTGAAGCCGTTAACAAACGGATACAAAGGGGGTTATGGAAAGAGGGTGTCCATGTATTAAAAGTCGATGGCGTTAAAGAACGCTGGATAGACTTAACGGAGGTTTCAAAGTGGGCAAGAAAGAACAAGGATCATTATCTCTCCCAAGAGGAGTAACCATTCGCCAGCATAAAACTGGCGACACCCTGGTGATCACATTCACCTACAAGGGGGTTCTCTGCCGGGAGCCCCTTTCCAGAATGGAAGCAAACGCGCGCGGCGTGAAGTATGCCGAGCGCCTGCTGGGGGAGATACAGAATCAGATCGCCGGCGGCACATTCGATTATGCGAAATACTTCCCCACCTCCAAAAAACTGGAGCTGTTCGGGGTAGTGAAGAAAACCAAAAATATTAAGTCCTACCTGGACGAGTATCTGAAAATCTGCCAGAACCGCAACCTTTCGCCGTCCACTATTGGCGGTTATGAAAAGTGCCTGTCTGCGCTATCTGCGCTGCACAAAATGCATGTATCGGAACTGACCCCTGCGGTCCTCAAAAACTGGATCGCCAGCAGAAAAACAAAGCTGAAAACAATCAGGAATAACCTCTCGTTTCTGCGCAGCGCCATAGATGAAGCGGTGACAGACGGCCTGCTGACTATCAACCCGGTAACCCTTGTCAGCGCGAGTCGGTACCACGTGATCGACAGCAGCCCGAATAGTGACGATTACGAAGTTGATCCGTTCACACCAGCGGAAATCAGCGCTATTTACCAGAGCTGCAGATACCAAGAGTGGGAAAACCTGTTCCGTTTCGCATTCAATACGGGTTTACGCAGCTCTGAGCTGTGTGCGTTGCGCTGGCCGGATCTCGACAATATCGCTAAAACAGCTCACGTTCAGGCGGCAAGTGTTGTTGGCGTTCTGAAAGGTACCAAAACAAAAGCCGGTACCCGTAAAGTAGAATTAAACAGCGAGGCGCTGGCCGCGCTGCAGGCGCAGAAACAATTCACTTTCATGAAAAGCGAGTTTATTTTCAGCGATCCCAAAACGGGTCAGCCCTGGGCGAACGCCGACGCGATACGAAAAAAAGCATGGGTGCCAACCCTCAAAAAAGCTGGCGTTCGATACCGTAACCCGTACCAGACCCGCCACACATTCGCCACCAGACACATTAGCCAGGGCATTAACCTTTTCTGGCTTGCCGGGCAGATGGGGCATAAAGGGCCGGAAATGCTGTTCCGCAATTACGGTAAATACCTGGCTGAATACGACGGGAAAACCGCCATTTCAGCAGCTCTGTAGCGTGGTGAGTATTTCAAAATGTTGGACGGAATCAGGACGTTAGAGGGACCACGATATGCACGTAAAATGCACTTGAGGCCTTTCAAAAAAGACAAAACATTAATATTCAATAGGTTAAGCATTATTCGGACACGGGTTCAACTCCCGCCAGCGCTGGAACCAGCCTTGCGGGCTTTTTTGTGTCTGTAATTTGTCCCGCAAAGTCTAATTTGAACTTGTAAGCATCCCAGCTTCAGTTCTATGCACTTTTTGAGTGTTCCGGTTTTTCAGCCATCAGCCGGTACTCTTCCGGCGTCAGGCTATTCAGGGATTCATGAAGCCGCTCGTTGTTATATTCCATCAGCCAGCGCTCGGTAATCTCCCGCGCTTCATTCAGTGTTCTGAACAGGTAAAAATCCAGGATTTCTGTCCGGTATGTCCGGTTGAACCGTTCGATAAAAGCATTTGGTGTAGGCTTACCCGGCTTTATAAATTCGAGCTGCACGCCATGCTCTTCGGCCCATTGTGCCAGCACCATCGAG